AGAACAAATTGAAGAGTATATAAAGGCTTCTGAAGATCCAGAGTACTTTATATTAAACTATTGTTATATTGAAACTCTTGATCATGGTCTGATTAAGTTTGAACTATATGATTGTCAGAAGAATAAGATCAAAGTCATTAATGAGAACCGTAAAGTTATCGTTATGGAAGGTCGGCAACAAGGTAAGACTACTACTTCAGTTGCCTATATCTTATGGTATACGGTTTTCCAATCTCATAAGAACGTAGCTATCTTAGCAAATAAAGCCGCAACAGCTCGCGGTATTCTTGCAAGATATCAGCTAATGTATGAGAACTTGCCTAAATGGATGCAACAAGGTGTGGTCAATTGGAATAAAGGCGATATTGAACTTGAGAATGGATCTAAGATCTTTACGGCCGCAACAACTGCGGCAGGTATTCGTTCTCAATCAGTTAACTTATTGTATATTGACGAAGCAGCAATTATTCCAAATAATGTAGCTGAACAGTTCTTTACTTCTGTATACCCTGTAGTTTCTGCTGGTCAGACTACAAAGATCATCATTACTTCTACACCATATGGATATAATCATTTCTGGAAATTCTGGAATGATGCACAGAATAATCGTAATGACTTTGTGCCATTGTTTATTCCATACCACGAGATTCCCGGTAGAGATGATAAATGGCTTGAAGAACAAAAGAGACAGTTAGGTGAACTCAAGTTCAATCAAGAAGTTCTTTGTAACTTCCTTGGGTCATCTGCAACTCTTATTGGTTCTGATGCTATTGCTAAGATGTCAATTATTGATCCTATTCATAGTTATGATGGTCTTGATATATTCTTAGAACCAGAACCACATGCGGTTTATGTCATGACCGTCGATACTGCAAAAGGAGTTGGGGGTGACTTCTCTGCGTTCACGGTCGTTGATATATCCACTATTCCATATAGAATTGCTGCTAAATATAAGAACAACGTAATTAGCCCATTGCTTTATCCTAATGTGATTAATGAGGTTGGTAAAAAATATAATGATGCATTTTGTTTAATTGAACTGAATGTAAATGAACAAGTAGCATATATTCTTCATACAGAATTAGAATATGATAACATCTTATTCTCTGTTAAAGAAAAGAGCAGTCAGACAATTACATCTGGATTTGCAAGCAAGAGCATGCGACCAGGAATAGTAATGGATCGTAAAGTAAAAAGAATTGGTTGCCATAACTTAAAATCATTAATAGAAACTGGCAAACTTCTCATCACAGATGCAGACACTATCTCTGAAATTTCAACATTCATTGAAAAAAGAGGTAGCTTTGAAGCTGATGAAGGGTATCATGATGACTTAGTAATGACCTTAGTTATGTTTGCTTGGCTTATAACTACTCGTTATTTTAAAGAAATAAATAGTGTTGATCTTAGAAAAGCATTATATGAAGCTAAGATGAAACAAATCGAAGAAGATATGGTCCCATTTGGTATAATTGATACTGGATTGCCGCCCCCAGCAATAGTGGAAATGAGTGATTTTGATAAATTCTTTTACGATAATGATTAAAATCAAAGAAATATAAATACTAGAACATAGATTAATCACCTTTTCGAGAGGGAGAATAAAAAATGGCATTTCAAGTAAGTCCCGGAATTAATGTATCCGAAATTGAATTAACCACAATAGTACCTGGCGCAGCCACCACAGAAGGTGCTTTTGCTGGCGTATTCCGTTGGGGTCCAATAGATAAACTAGTCCTTGTAGACTCAGAAGAAAATTTAGTTGCTCGGTTTGGAAAACCAACTAATTTTAACCCAGAAACATTCTTTACAGCTGCAAATTTCTTATCATATGGCAATCAACTTTTTGTAAGCCGTGCAGCAAATACGGCTGATGCAACTGGTGCAACTGGTGTTCTTTCTGCTATGGCAAATAGCGCCTCAATTACCAGCAACTTAGTTCATCTAGTTCTCAATGCTGATGATTATGATACAAAAGTTGCAAGTTTTGAATCTGGCGTTCAGTTCATTGCTAAGTATCCTGGTGCACTAGGAAACTCACTTAAAGTTTCTGTTTGCAGTGCTGCTAATCAATACACACAAACCATCGATTTTCTTTCTGGCAATACTGTTGGCACTGCCAATGCATCATTCGGTAATGCAACCGCTACAAAGATTGATTTTACTGTTGGTACCAATACTGCCACTATTTCTTTGGTAAATACTGCTGTTTTGACGGGTAGTACTCCTGTACCCTATGCAAATACAGTTGCAAACCTATTCTCAATTGGTGATATCTTAGAAGTAGGTAACAGTTCAATTGGTAAGCAATATCTTAAAATTTCTAATGTAAGCATTCTTGTAAATAACTCTGCCGGTACAAACACCGGTCAGGCTACGATTACATTAAATCTTGCTTCCAAATATACTCTATCTTCTAATTATAGTTCAAATACTGTCGTAAGAAATTGGGAGTATTTTAATAGTGTAGATTCTGCTCCTGGTCAATCTGAATTTGTGGCAAACTTTGGTAACACCGCAGCAAATGATGAACTTCATATCGTTGTTGCCGATGAAGATGGTAAGTTTACTGGTGTACCAGGAGCAATTCTAGAAGTTTATAAAGGTCTATCACGCGCAACAGACGCAAAGACTAATGATGGAACAGGCAATTATTACAAGACTGTTCTAAATGATAATTCAAATTACATTTGGTGGGCAACTGATCGTTCAAATGCAGTATCTAATACAGCAGTAAATATTGCTTCTTCAACAAATTCAAAGCCATCAACTCTTTCATTTGTTAATGGTTCTGATGGCGCTGATGAAAGCACAATCACTAATGCTGCTCTTGCTCTTGCGTATGATAAATTTAAGTCTGCAGAGGATGTTGATATTTCTTTACTATTACAAGGTAAAGCAAGAGGATCTGCCGGCAATCAATATGCACAACTTGCAAATTATTTGATTGATAATATTGCTTCTGTTCGTAAAGATTGCGTAGCTTTTATTTCGCCTGATCGTGCTGACGTTGTTCAGAACTCAGGTAAAGATGAAGCACAAGATATTGTGGATTTCCGCAATGCACTTACCTCTACTTCATATGCAGTACTTGATTCTGGATATAAGTATCAATATGATAAGTATAATGATGTTTATCGTTATATTCCACTTAATGGTGATATGGCTGGTTTGGCTGTTCGTACAGATAGTGTAAGAGATCCTTGGTATTCACCAGCTGGATTCAATCGTGGTCAAGTTAAGAATGTAATTAAACTTGCTTACAATCCAAGTAAAGCTGATCGTGATCTTCTTTATAAGAACGACGTAAACCCAGTAGTTACTTTCCCAGGTCAAGGAACAGTTCTTTACGGCGATAAGACTCTACTCGGTGCTCCAAGTGCTTTTGATCGAATCAACGTTCGTCGGTTATTCATTGTTCTCGAGAAGACTATTGCACGTGCTGCTAAGGGTCTACTCTTTGAATTCAATGATGAATTTACACGGGCTCAGTTTAAGAATATTGTTGAACCTTTCCTCAGAGACGTCAAAGGAAGACGTGGAATCTATGACTTTAAGGTAGTGTGTGATAGCACAAATAATACCCAAGGAGTCATTGATAGAAATGAGTTTGTAGGTGACATCTACGTTAAACCTGCTCGTGCAATTAATTATATTCAATTGAACTTTGTTGCAGTGCGATCCGGCGTAGAATTCTCTGAAGTAGTTGGTCAGGGTTTTTAATCTAAAGATAAATAAAACAACTATATAGGAGAGCTTAGATGGCATTTAATGTAAATGATATTAGAAGTCAATTAATACTTGGAGGAGCAAGACCATCGCTCTTCCAGGTCACAATTCAAAACCCAGCTAATAGTGCTGGGGATATTAAAGTACCATTCATGGTTGAAGCTGCAGCAATCCCAGAATCAACCATTGGTATGATTCAAGTTCCTTATTTTGGTCGTAAGGTTAAGATTGCAGGTGATAGAGTTTTTGGTGCATGGACTGTTCAAGTAATTAACGATGAAGATTTCCTTATCCGTAATGCAATGGAATCATGGCTAACTTCAATAAATACTCATGAAGGAAATATTACTCAATATGGTGCAGCTTCACCATTGCTTTATAAATCACAAGCACAAGTAGTTCAATACTCAAAGACTGGTATTCCAATTAGAACATATCAGTTCAATGGATTGTTCCCAACAAGTGTAGCTGCAATGGGTCTAGATTGGAATGCAACAGACCAAATTCAAAAATTTCAAGTGACATTTGAATATGATTGGTGGGAAGTTTCTGGAGGAATCACCGGCGACGCTGGTGGTACTTAATAAACATGGGGGTATTTTTGCCCCCATTTTTTAGTGGAAAAATATAATGGCAAGCATTTTTGGATTTCAATTTAAGCGTAAAAAAGACGAAGTAGTTTCTTTTGCGCCTCCAGTCTTTGATGACGGTGCCGTTGCAGTTGCTGCAGGCGGCGCTTATGGCACTTACGTTGATCTTGAAGGATCAGCTAGGTCTGAAGCAGAACTTGTTACTAAATATCGAGAGATGGCAATGCATCCTGAAATTGATGCTGCTGTCTCCGATATTGTGAATGAAGCAATTTCCGATGAAGAAAGTAAAGGTGCCGTTCATCTTAATCTAGAAAATCTTCCAGTTGCACCAAAGATTAAAGATCTTATTACTGCTGAATTCAATTATCTTCTTGAACTATTTGAATTCAATACAAGATCCTATGATGTATTTCGTCGTTGGTATGTAGATGGTCGCTTAGTCTATCATGTTATCATTGATGAAAAGGCACCACAGAATGGTATTAAAGAATTACGATATGTAGATCCACGTAAGATTCGTAAAGTACGTGAGATGAAAAGAAAACCAATTGCTGATTCTGGTGTTTCTGTTACTCAAGTAGAATCAGAATATTACATTTATAATGACAAGGGATTCCAAACAAATATCTCTGCTACTTCAAATGCATTTGGCTCAAATGGATTAAAGATCTCAGCTGATGCAATCCTTGGAGTCAACGCCGGTATTCTTGATAAGAATAATCAATTAGTTCTAGGTCATTTACATAAGGCTATTAAAGCTTTAAACCAACTTAGAACTCTTGAAGATGCTACACTTATCTATAAGATTTCACGCGCACCAGAGCGTCGGATATTTTATATTGATGTAGGTAATCTTCCAAAGATGAAAGCTGAGCAATATCTTCGTGATATTATGACTCGCTTTAAGAACCGTGTAGTTTATGATTCATCAACGGGTGAAGTTCGAGATGATCGTAAATTTATGACAATGTTAGAAGACTTTTGGTTACCACGTCGAGAAGGTGGCCGAGGTACTGAAATCTCAACTCTTCCTGCTGGTCAATTATCCGGTGATCTTGAAGATGTTAAGTATTTTCAACGTAACCTTTATAAATCATTAAATGTTCCTGTCAACCGACTTGAACCTGATAACACATATACGATGGGTCGTGCTACGGAAATTACAAGAGACGAAGTTAAGTTTACTAAGTTTGTTTCAAGACTACAAACTAAGTTTAGTGAACTATTTCTTGATGCATTAGAGAAACAGTTAGTCTTAAAGAGAATCATTGCACCAGAAGAATGGCCTTCACTTGCAAACAAATTTAAGTTTCAGTATTCTAAAGATAATCAGTTTACTCAGCTTAAACAATTAGAAATCATTCGTGAAAGAAATACTATAATGTCTGAAACTGATCCATATGTTGGTAAATATTATTCAACCGAATGGATTAAGCGAAATGTATTACGTCAAGATGAAGATGAAATGCAAACCGTAATGACCCAAATAAATAATGAAATCAAAGCTGGTATTATACAGTTGGCTCCACCTCCTGGCGAAGAACCACCAAAAAAGTAATTTATAAATAGGAGATACGCATGGCAGAAGTAATTGATTTAGTTAAATATGCTGCTGATAATCAGCCAATAGATTTTGGTTCTACTTTTAAAGAACTACTTGGTCAAAAAGCATTAGAAATAATAGACGCGCAAAAACAAGAAGTCGCAGTTTCGATGTTTGGTAATGATCCAGATGAAGATGATTTTGATGATGAAGAACTAGAACAAACTCTTGATGATATTGAAGTAGATGATTTGGAAATTGATGATGAGATCGAATTATCTGACGACGATATAGAAACCGGAGAAGAAGATGAAGACTATTAAAGACATCATAGAACTCTATAAGCCTAAGTCAGCTGACGAAGATCGTTTCGTCAAGAAGCACGTTATTAAGAAAACAGAAGATGCTAATGGCAATAAAGATGATGTCTTTAATGCAACGAATGTTAAGCCTACAGAACGTACACCTAAGCACGGCTATAACCCAGGTGAAGATGAACAAGTGTATGAAGGTTATGAAGAAATTAGATTTGATGATCCAGAAAATAATTCTAAACCATCTGGTTCAACACGTGATTCACGGAGTCGCAGTGAACGTATTGATGCCGAAATGAATAAATTAGGAAATCAATATGGTCGTAAAAATTTAGCTTCAAAAATTAAAAAGAAATATAGCCTTAAGAATGAAGAAACTGTTAGTGAAGACACTCACACAGATCATTTTAGATTTCTTCTTCCTTTACAGAAAGCCGGAGTTCCTGCTCCTTCTAAAGAAAGAGCTATGGACTTAATTGCTAAGCATGGTGATCCACTTAGAGCTGGCAAAGCATATGTTGATCGATATAAGAAAATTAAGAATGCGGCTAATAAAGTTCAAAAAGAAGAAATTGAACTTGATGAAGCAAGAACCAAAAAAAGTCCAATTGAAAAACTTTACAATCGTCCATCAATGCAATTCGCAAAAAAATACACTAATAAAAAATCACCTGATGAAAGAAAGATGGAACGTCTTGGGTTTCCAGCACGTCATCTTCCTAAAGAAAAGAGGTAATTAATTATGCCAACAGTTATCAATAGAAATGGTCTATCAGCCGTAATTCATGTTACGGCTAATTCAACTGTAGTGATTGCCGGTAACTCATCAGTGAGTAATATTGCTTCTGGCAACAGCACAGTATATGAAACGCTTACTGGTGGTAACATTACTCAGATCTGGTGGGGTGCTCCTGCTGGATACTGGACTGTAAAGCGTGGTGCAAACACAGTACTTGTTCTTTCTGAAACAGGTTATTTGGATTTTGCCGGTTGTGGTTCTTCACTTATGATTGATGCAACAGCTAACGTTGTTGCTAACCTTGTGACTTCAGCCACTGGTTTCTTAATGATTGAAGTACAAAAGACACCAACTAGCACAGGTTATACTGCTTAAGGAACAAACATGAAACTTATATGCGAGCAAATAGAAAACGTACGTTACGTTACAGAAGCTAAAGAATCTGGTAAGAAAGATTACTTCATTGAAGGCATATTCATGCAAGCCGATCTTCAGAATAGAAACGGAAGAGTTTATCCTGTTTCTATTCTAGAAAAAGAATGTGCTCGTTATATGAAAGAAGCAGTTCAACAGAACAGAGCTTATGGCGAGCTTGGTCATCCAAGTGGTCCTTCTATTAATTTAGATCGTGTATCACACATGATCAAAGAACTTCGTCAAGACGGATCCAACTTCATTGGTCGGGCAAAGATTATGGATACTCCTATGGGTAACATAGTAAAGAACCTTATGGATGAAGGCGCTTCTCTTGGTGTTTCTACGCGTGGTATGGGTTCAATCCGCGAAAATAAGCAAGGCTTTATGGAAGTGCAAGATGATTTCCATTTAGCTACTGCTGCAGACATCGTTGCTGATCCTTCTGCACCTGACGCTTTTGTTCGTGGAATCATGGAAGGTGTTGAATGGGTGTGGGATAATGGTCTTCTCAAAGCACAAAAGCTTGAAGAAATGAAAACCACTATTAAGAAAACTTCACGTAAAAAACTTGAAGAAGCAAAGCTTAAAGTATTCAAAAATTTTATTGATGAATTAGTTAAAATATAAGGTTTAATAAATATACTAAAACCTAGTTAAAGGAGTTAATTACAATGAGTCTAAGAGACGTAATTAAAAATGTTCTTCAAGAAGAACTAAATGAAACAGCACCAGTTGGCGGTGGCGCTACTGGCGCTTCAATGGCCTCTGATCCTACCGGCGTTCAAGCTCAAGCCCCCGGCAACAGCAAGAAGCAGGGCGATGCAGCTTCTAAAGCTCTAAGCGATGGTGTTACTGGTATTGAAGACACAGATCCAGAAAACAACGTAAATACCGCTTCAGTTGGCGATGCTGCTAAAAATGCCGCAACAATTTCCGCTAAAGAACATATGGAACTTATGTTTGATGGCGAAGAACTTTCTGAAGAGTTCAAAGATAAAGCTTCAACACTTTTTGAAGCTGCTCTTTACTCAACACTTACTGAAGCTATTCAAGAGCTCGATGCTCTATATGAAGCTAAGCTTGTTGAAGAAGTTCAAGCCCTCGAAGAACAAACAACTCTACAGATTGCAGAACTAGTTGAACAGCTTGATAAGTATCTCAACTACGTTGCAGAAGAGTGGGTTAAGGAAAATGAAATTGCTATTCAGTCTTCACTCCGTTCTGAAGTAACTGAAGATTTCATTAACGGTCTAAAGAACCTATTTGTTGAACATTACATTGACATTCCAGAAGAGAAGGTTGATGTAGTAGAAGAGCTATCAAACCGTGTTCAGGAACTTGAAGAAGCTCTTAACGAAAAGCTCAATGAAAATATCGAACTAGTTAATCTTTTCAATGAAAAAGTTAGCGATGAGATTTTTTCTGAGGTTGCAGAAGGGTTAGCTGCCACTCAAATTGAGAAGCTAAAGACACTTTCTGAGGGTGTAGAATTTAATGACGTAGATACTTTTAAGAATAAATTGAACGTTATTAAAGAGACATATTTCCCATCAAATACCGTTAGAAAGACTTCACGTCTTCTCGAAGAGTCATTCGATGGCGAAGAGCCAAAGGTAACAACAGGTCCGATGGCTCAGTATATGAACGCCATTGCAAGAACTACTGTTAAGTAAAAAACATTTGTTGTATAAATAGAGAAATAGCAAATAATTAGTTGCTAACAAAGGAGAAAAACCAATGATTCTAACTGAAGAAGCTCAAAGAAAGTGGCAGCCAGTACTAGAGCACCCCGATCTACCAAAGATCACAGATGCTCATCGTCGCGCTGTAACCGCAGTAATCCTAGAAAACACAGAACAAGCTCTCCGTGAAACCGGTCGTCAGCTTGGTGGTCAGCGTCTTCTAGGCGAAGCAACTCACGCCAACCAAACTGGTGCTGACATTGACAACTTCGATCCAGTGCTTATTTCACTAGTTCGTCGTTCCATGCCAAACCTAATTGCCTATGATATCTGCGGCGTTCAGCCAATGACTGGTCCAACAGGCCTAATCTTTGCAATGCGTGCTAAGTACAGCAACTCCTCAAACTCCGGCGTAGAAGCATTCTACAACGAAGCCAATACGGGTTTTGCCACACTTACAGCTGGTTCCAACACAATTGGTCAGCAACACGTTGGTACAGTTCCTGGTAATACATCAGTAACTGCTAACCTTGCTTATGGCAACGCCTATAACTTTGGCACCGGCATGGCAACAGCCAATGCTGAAGCCCTAGGTATTTCCGGTGGCACATCTTTCCCAGAAATGGCTTTCTCCATTGAGAAGGTTACAGTTACTGCTAAGACACGTGCTCTAAAGGCTGAGTATACGATGGAACTAGCCCAGGACCTAAAAGCAATTCATGGTCTTGATGCTGAAACCGAACTAAGCAACATTCTTTCAGCTGAAATTCTTGCTGAAATCAATCGCGAAGTAGTTCGTACCATCAACCTATCTGCTGCTCGTGGTGCCAACACTGGTACAACAACACAGGGTATCTTCGACCTTGATACTGACTCCAACGGTCGTTGGTCAGTTGAAAAGTTCAAGGGCCTCATGTTCCAGGTTGAACGTGAATGTAATCAAATTGCAAAAGATACACGTCGGGGCAAGGGCAACCTAATCGTCTGCTCTTCTGACGTAGCTTCTGCTCTTCAGATGGCCGGCGTTCTCGACTATGCTCCTGCTCTAAACAGCAACCAGCTTAATGTCGATGACACAGGCAACACCTTTGCTGGTGTTCTAAATGGTCGCATTCGTGTATACGTTGATCCATATACCACTGGTAACTATCTAACAGTTGGTTATAAGGGTTCAAGTGCATTCGATGCCGGTATCTTCTATTGCCCATACGTTCCTCTCCAGATGGTTCGTGCAGTAGACCAGGGTTCATTCCAACCAAAGATTGGCTTCAAGACCCGTTATGGTATCGTAGCCAACCCATTTGCACAGGGAACAACTGCTGGCCTAGGTGCCATTGCTGAAGATGTTAACCTATACTATCGCAGAGTGCTAGTTACCAACCTAATGTAAGATTAGGTACTTGTAACGTAAGAAGGGGACGCAAGTCCCCTTCTTTTTATAATAAGAATAAATCTTCTATGTTATTAGGGAGAACGCAATGTTCTCCTTTGTTTTATAAATATTGAAAAAGGAGAATCATTATGTCAGCGACAGATAATCAACCAGCAAACAAGAATTTCCTGTCTCCATTTGGTTATAAGTTTTCCGTTAAGAAGACTCCAAATATGAATTGGTTTATTCAATCGATAAACATTCCAACCGTCTCTCTTGCTAGAACAGATGTATCAAACCCATTTGTTGTGTTTCCTGTAGGCGGTGACCATCTCCGGTTTGATAATATATCTCTCACGTTTAGAGTTGATGAAGATTTAGCTAACTATAGAGAGATCTATAATTGGTTAACTGCAATAGGGTTTCCTGATACATTTGACCAATATAAAGATTTGGCCAATAAGACCTTTGGCGGTAATTCAGGCAATGCTTTACCTGGGTCTGGCGCTGCACTGTATTCTGATGCCACCTTAACAATACTCACTTCCGCAATGAATCCACACCTTGAAGTTACCTTCATAGACCTTTTCCCAATAGGGTTATCTGCACTTCAGTTTGATTCACGACTAACCGACATGCAATATGTTGAAGCCACCGCTACATTTGCCTGCAGAAAATTTAACATAAATATGCTTTAGGCTATATACATTATATGGACTGATGGATATAATCTACCTATCGGTTTTTCATAATAAAGTATATTAGTTATAATTGGTATAGTAATGAAATTAGAAGAAATACAAGATCTATGGACTAAGGATTGTCAGATAGATAGAACTGAATTAGGTGAAGAAAGTCTACGTGTATCTCAGTTACATTCAAAATACTTTAAGTTCTTTTCTGCTGAAAGACTTACTCTCAAGAAACTTGAAAAAGACTATAAAGTTCTTTACCGACATAAGTTTGAGTACTATAATGGAT